TGGCCTCAGACATTAATTGTTTAAGTGTTTTCAACTTCTGTTTCCTGTTGTTTTTGGTCCAACTCTTGTTGTGGTGCAATTAAACTATGTGCAATTTCTTGTTTCTTTGCTTCAATATGATCCGCTACTCTATCGTGAATTGCCGAATACAAAGCATTACGAAACTCTACGCCGTTATCATCTTGTGCAAAATCAATAATTTGTCTTGTTGTATCTGTCATTTTTTAATCTCCATTTCAATATTTATAATATTCGTTTTAGTTTCACCAATGTATTGGTTTCTTCTTTAACACTCGACTTAGCGGCCGCTTGTTGGGCCAATTCTGCCTCATGCTCTTGGTCTAACGGATGTTGTGGTTGTGCTGGTACCTGTGACATCATTTGTGCTGATGCCACATCATTGGTCACACCAACTGGTAATCCAAGGCCTGCTTCTTTTTCTTCGTCCATCTCAATTTGCATCTCTTTAATATCATCATCATTTAGACGTAGAACATTTCTTTGAATCCAAGATTGAGAGAAATAACGACCAGTATATGGGTCAATTGTTGCCAACAAAGCCAATCTTTCTTTCATTAATTCAGCATCTTTGAGTTCAGTAAAGTTATTATCTTTAATGAAATCATAGTGAATGTTGGTTCTAAAATCTTCCCATTCTTGGTCTGTACAAATACCTTTTAATACACATTGTACTCGTAATGCTTGGTCAAACAAATCAGAGAAACGATTACGTAAACGGTCTACAAATTTAGCAAACTTTAATTCATCCCGGGTAATCTCATTGGTGCGACCAAGAGAAAAACCAGAAGTTTCTGGATTCAAACGAGATACAGGAACGTTTAGTGCCTTGTATAGTTTTTTTTCAAAATATTTGACATCTTCTAACTCGCCTAGATTTTGACCACCAGGTAGTGTAGTAATCTCTGTACCTTTTCCACCTTCACGGCGTGGTAACCAAAAATCTTCCATCATGGATAAGAATTTACGGTCATCACGAACTTCACCTGTGTTGGCATCATATACAAGCTTGTTCTTGTATTTTACCATAATGTCACGAAGGTATTGTTCTGCCTTCAACTTAGGTAAATTGCCTACGTCAATATAGAAAATACGGCGCTCAGGTGCACGTGAGATACGATAGATAACTGTTGCATCTTCAATCATACGTAACTGATTGAGTGGCTTAATGGCTTTGTGTAGGTACGATAGAACTACTGCACGGCGAGAATCCATTAAACCAGAAACCACAGAGATAATAGAATCAGTAGTAATACGAACTCCAACAGGACCAAAATTAGTAGAAGTACCAGTATTAACTTTGTCGTTATACAGATAATACTCATTAATTACTTTCATAATTTCTACGCCAGTACGCTCATCTTTTGATTTTTTCATCTCACGAATTCTACGTAACTTACGTGGGTCGACGTATCGTAATTCTTTAACACCTTCCATAGGTTTGGTTTGATCCACTATGATATGGTAGAATAGTCGACCATCAACATAGTACCTACGGAAGATATCTTGTGCCATATTCTTATAATTCAAAAGTTTCATTACTGTTTCAAATTCAGTTTTAATGGCATTTTTAATTTTGTCTGGTTGTTTTAAATCGTCCAACACGATTTGAATAATTTTGCCATCATCATCTTGGCAAATTGCTTCACCAACAATATCATCAATAGCGGATTCAATCTCTGGTTGCATTGCCATTTCACGGTAACGTGAGATAAGTTCTACATCATTTTTTGCTGTGCCATCTAGGTCAACATATGTTCCATAATAAGCGGCTGAGGTAATTGTGAGAGCACCATCATCGTTTGACGGAGGCGTAAAAGATTGTTGCACCGTTTGGTCATCTTCAACCTTATTTCGTGCAATTGTGAAACCAAAAAGAGAGAATTTATTAGCGGCCATATTGTGTTATTCCAATTCAAAAAAACATAATGAGAGAGACCTTGGTCTCTCTCGTAAAATAAAATAAATTAAGTTGTTGTATCTGTTTCCCACCATTGATAAGCAAATGTTACTGCGTATTCTTCAATAGTGTCGTTAGCACCCCAATCTAAATCAATGGGAGCCAAATCAAGTGGATATAATCCAACAAACTTGTAAGTTTTCAATGTGTCGCCAGTTTTTCCATATTGTGTAACTAATGCATCTACGGTGTAACCAGATGGACCAGATGCAGCACCTGTACGAACATTACTTGCGTGACTGTTAATGCCGTTCATCCACGATTCTAAAGCTCTACGAATTGTGAAATCTTCGTCATTAATAATCTGTAATGTCCAGTCAGTAAATGTACGATTGCCAGCAAATTTTAGTTCACGACCAAAGTAAAATAATGGTACTTGGCCAATCGTTGAACCAGGTAACTGAGCAGTTTTGGCCATAAATGTGGTTTTCTGACCTGCTGCAGTACCATTTGCTGCAATTGTTGGAAAGGTGAGCGTGACTTGAAATAGATTAGGACGTGCACCGTCACCAATCAGATTTGCTCTAAATTCTGCTACGTTGAATGCCATTTGTTTTCTCCTATATCGTGGTTATTTATTAAGCTGCACCAACGACTTCAGTAAAATCAACACCAGTTCTTACTGCAATAAAATTCAACTGGATAAAGTTGATAGCACGAGCAGGTTTGATATAAATGTCACCAACAAACTGATTAGAATCAATAACTTGTGCTGTATTATTTGTTGTATCACAAACAACACGGAAGTCATAGATACCACGGCGACCTTGAATATCACGGAGGAACGGTGTTACTAATGCCACAAACTGAGCACGGGTAAATTCATCATTAAATTCAAACAATGAATACTGAGCGGCTTGAGCAATTGTTTTTTCTAACACAATAAACAATCTACGAACATTGATACGGTCAAAAGCAGAAGGCTTAGTTTGTAGTGTTTTGTCACCATACAATACTGTACCATTTCCTGGGAACGTAGCTACTGGATTAACACCTTTAGAATACAATGTATCTCTGTTTGTCTTGGTTGGATTCCATGCTAAACGAACAACGTTCTTTAGATTGCCACGATTGAAACCAGCAGGTGAGAACCATGGATCACGAACATTGTCGGTGTTAACACAAAGACCGGCAATATCACCGTTTAATGGTACCCAACGATAAATGTTGTTGTATTTGTCAAACATATATTTCCAACCAGAATCAGCAACAGCATAAGATGTTGAACGACCTAATGCAGTTGTCCAATTTGTAATATTGGTTGTTTCATTACCGGCTTGATTAATAACGTTTGCTGAAGGAGGTGAAATAAATGCTAAACAATCTTTACGAGTATTAACAATATTGTCAATTACGTATTGTTGGGTTGCAATATTACCATCACCTGTTAATACTAAAGAAATGTCCACTTCATCACCGTTTTGGAATAAACCAAAAGCTGTTTGTGTATTTGCTGCAGAAGGAGCATCATCTGCACCACCAGTTAAAACATATGTGCTGGTTGCATTAGAAGTGTAATATGTTGTATTAGCTAATGGTAAACCCCATGTACTATAATTGGGAGCAGTACTTAACGCATCTACAGCATAAATGTATTTTGAATTATTAAAAATTACATTTTTATAGTAATTTGAATTGCCTAAAGCATCAACAGCATCAGATCCTTTTGACATAAATGGAAATACTTCTAACACGGTATTTCTAACACCTGTAATAAGACCGCCAGTATCAACAACAATGCCGTGAATTTCATCAAACAATGCGCCAGCTGAACTAGCTTGGTCCGATGTTCCTGGAGCTCCAGTAAAAAATGGTGCAAGTGGCACTACGATATTTGTATTTGCGCCAGCTTGGTATGTGGTGATATTCCAAGTAGCAAAAGTACTACTTGAATCACAGAAAGAAACTGTTAAAGAATTTCCTAAAGCACCAGGATATCGTGCAAAAGCTGGACCAGCAGCGGCTCCAGCTGCACCAGTCAAATAGGCTGCTTGAAATACATCTTCGTTTGGAATCTGTAAAGCTGCGCCGCTTGTATTGGCACGAGCATTTCGGCCAGCGGAACCAACGGCACGAACAACAGTTAAGTTATTACCATAAGCTAAGAAAGAAGCAGCAGTAAAAAATGATGTTGCTGAATTACTATCTGGTTTACCAAATGTACTTGCAAGAGTGATCTCGCTATCTATTTGAATTCTTTTTTGTGCTGGACCCCATGTAAAATTTCCAGCAAAAGCACCGGCTGTAGTTAGTATTGAAGGTACGACTGTGGTTAAGTCGACTTCGGATACATTTACGCCTGGAGAGATTTGAAATGCCATTTTATTATCTCCTTGAATATGATGTTATATTGGCAATTAAGATACC